AACTATTGCTAAAAGAATAACTAATAATAATGTAAGCAGTATTATTTTAGATGAGAAAAACTGGGATTATTCCAGAACAACTTTAAAATATTTAATGAGATTTATATTTGATTATATGCACATCGCCACTAATACAAAAGAAATTAGAAAGGCTCTTAAAGATGGTAATATAAAACTATCAGATTTAAACTAATATTAAATATATAAGATTAATTAAAGAGGGTTTTTAACCCTCTTTTTTTATTGCTAAAATAAATAATTATTTACTTGTATTACTATTATTATTATCATATAAAGATACTATATTAATTAACAATGAGGTTTTACAATGTCTAATTCAACAGGTAAATATGCTATTAGTAGTGGTGATAAAAATGGTTTTTATTGTTTATATTCTTTAGTGGAGGGTATTGGTTTTAATGGTAAGTATGAATATTGGACACACTTAAAAAATCTATCAACTGATAAGGAAAAAGCAATTTATAAAGCACGTGATTTTATTGGTATTCCTAATTATGATTTTAATGTTAATTTTAATTTAGATGATTGGGGTACTAATGAGAAAGAAGAAAAATTTAAAGCTTGTCGCAATGATGATAATGCTCACGTTATATCTTATTATGAAGATAAAGAATTTATTAAGCCAACAGATTTTTCTTTTAGTGATGACAAACAAACCTTTACAGGTAAAATTATTTTAACTTATTGGAAAGAAAATCCTTTAAATGAATATTATACTCCAATTAATAAAATGTGGTTTTTAGATGATAGAGGTTTTGTTTTAAATCTTACAGTACCAAGAAAATTAGATGATAATATATTATCTACATATAATGATGGTGAGGTTTTAGGAAATGCTTTAAGAAACGAAAACTATAAAGGTGTTAGATTTAGTTTTGATGCAATACTTAATGAAGATACATATACACAAGATTTTACATTAGAGCATGAAAATTGTTCTCAAGATTTAAAATGTGCGTTTATAAAACGACCAACTAAAATAAAATATATAAATTAAATTAAATATATAAGATTAATTAAGGGGCTTTTAATAAGCCCTTTTTTTATGCAATTAAATAATTATATTGATAAAATAAATAAATGTACTATTAATTATATCAACGAGTTAAGGAATTAATTATATGAAAAAGATAGCAGAAGCAGACAACGTTAGTGGCAATTCTGAAAATACAGCAGTAAAAAAAAGGCGAGGTCGACCAGTTGGCAGTAAGTCGAAAGGATCACCAAAGGTTATTGCACAGAATATACTCAAGAGACAATTAAGCCACGCCTTAAACAGTATGAGTGAAAGAAAGGATAAACCATTACACCAATTAATAGATAATTACTTAACGGAGGATATAGGTAACATACAAAAGTTTAGCTTCTTATTTCCTAAGGAGAGCAATATAGATTTAAAGAGCGGCTCTCTTTTTAGTAATACGTTATCAGAAATATCTCATAGAATAAAAGATTATAAAAAACCCTCCCTAAAAGAAGCGGAGGTGGTTACAATAGATAATAATATTATAGATATAGATAGCGATTAAGTCCCCCCCTTTGATTTGTGCCACGCCCTCTACCTGTATATATGTATACCCCCCTCTCTTAAAAAAATTCCATATATGGTGCTGCTAAAAAAAATTTTTCTATATATTGACAAGTCCTGAGAAATCACGAACAATGCAAGCATATGAAATAATTATGTTGTTCTTAAACAACTCTCCCCAAAATAAAAACGAATCGTTAGCGAAGTTATTTCATTACCGAAAGGGAAGGGTAGGTTTTATTTCCATTTTACCTACCCTTTTTCACAAGGTGTTATATGAGCAAAGAACAATTATCGGATATACTCGCTGAACTGGCATTAGACCCAGTTATGTTTGTTGAAACAATGTTGCAAGTAAAACCTGAAAAATGGCAAAAAGAATTTTTACAAAACGTCATGCAAAATCCAAGATGTGCTGTCAAGTCAGGGCATGGCGTAGGAAAGACAGCAGTTTTATCTTGGCTAATACTATGGTGGATATTTACACGACACCCTTGTAAGGTTGTCTGCACAGCTAATACTGCCCACCAATTATCAGATGTTCTATGGGCTGAAGCTCAAAAATGGGCTAGACGCTTGCCAGAATCCTTCTATTCACAAATGGATATGAAGTCTGATAAAATTAATATTGCAGGTTCGACAGATTCGTATGCTGTGGCTCGTGTGTCTCGTAGAGAAAACCCTGAAGCTCTACAAGGTTTCCATTCTGAAAACCTCTTGTTTATTATTGATGAGGCATCAGGAGTAGATGATAAGATATTTGAAGTAGGCGAAGGATCGCTTTCAACAGCAGGTGCTAAAGTTGTTATGACTGGCAACCCCACTCGTACATCAGGATATTTTTTTAATGCTTTTAATGGCATGAGAGATAGATGGACTAAGATGACTGTAGGTTGTGCTGACTCATCACAAGTATCAGAAGAATTTATTGAAGATATGTCTATAAAATACGGAGAAGATTCTAATGTTTTCCGTGTGCGTGTACTAGGCGAGTTTCCAAAAGCAGAAGATGACACAGTTATACCGCTTTATATGGTGGAAAGCTCTATAGGCAGAGATATTACAGTTGACCCCTATGAACCTGTTGTTTGGGGTTTAGACGTTGCGAATTTTGGTTCTGATAGAACCGCATTGTGCAAAAGACGTGGCAATACATTAGTAGAAGATGTTAAAACGTGGCAAGGCAAAGACTTAATGGAAACAGTAGGTATTGTTATGAACGAATATGAGTCTTGCAATTACAAAGATAAACCAACAGATATTATGGTAGATAGTATAGGTATCGGTTCTGGAGTAGCGTCAAGGCTATCCGAATTGGAACTACCTGCCAGACCTATACAGGTTTCTGAAAGTCCAGCTCTTAAAAGCAAATATATGCGATTACGTGATGAGTTGTGGTTTCGAGCAAGAGAATGGTTTGAGGGTCGTGACGTTAGCATTATGCAAGACGACAAATTAATAGAAGAATTAATAGCACCTCGTTTTAAATTTACCTCAAATGGTAAAATTAAAGTTGAAGCTAAAGACGAGTTTAAAAAAAGATTAGGTGGTCGCAGTTGTGACCTAGCAGATGCTTTTTGTTTAACATTTGCTCAGCAAGCCTTTACAGCCTCTATTAGAGGTAGCCAACATCATTGGAATAAACCAATACAATACAAGGACAGTTCATGGGTTACTTAGACGATTTAGACATTATGTTTGAACCAGAGCAAGAATTTGCTGCTGATAATCCTGTGACTCATGCTCTTTTTGTAAATTTAGTTGGTGAGTTAGAATCTATGCACAAAGCAGGTATAGGCTGGGAAGATATCTGCAATATTACTCTTGCTGCTGCTGCGTTTAGTTTTTTTAAGAATGGTGGTAACGCTGACGAATTTCTTGATAAACTAATGACAGTTAATATTTCACCAGAAAATATAGATATAAACTAGGAGAAAACTATGGAACAATTAAAAAACATTCTTGATTATGTTAAGAATCATTCGTGGGATTACGTTGATGCTGCATTAGGCGGTATTATCGGATTACTTTTATTCATCATTATAGTGAGTTAGAATCATGCAAAGAAGTCAAATATTAGCTATGGAAAGGGAAAACAAAAAACCTGCTCCTAAGAAAACTGAAAAAACTGAAAAAAAGCCAACAACCAAAAAAGGTTAAGTAATGGATAAGTTAGAATTTAATGCTTTAGTGCGTAATGAGATTGAAAACGCATTAGGGTATTATGACTCAGAATATGGTACAGATCGCATAACAGCTATGAACTATTATATGGGCGAGGAGTTTGGAAACGAACAAGAAGGTCGCTCTAAAGTTGTTACAACAGAAGTTGCCGACACTATTGAGTTCATCATGCCAAGCCTTATGCGTACTTTTACTCAGACAGACGAATTTGTAAGGTTCATGCCTCGTCAACCTGAAGATGTAGAAGGTGCAAAACAAGCAACATCTTATGCAAATTATGTGCTTAACTGTCAAAACAACGGATTTGTTGTTCTGCATAACTTCTTTAAAGACGCATTATTGCAAAAAATTGGCGTTGTTAAAGTGTATTATGATGAGACAGAAGAAGCCCAAGAAGAAGAATATACTGGGTTATCTGATGACGAGCTAACATTATTACTACAAGACTCTAATGTTGAGATAGTATCACAAAACACCGAAGAATATGGTGAAGAAGGTGTTGATGAGATGGGTATGCCTGTTTCGGATTATTCCGTTTCTCATGACGTTGTTGTAAAACGTATGTCTTATGGTGGTATGATTAAAATTGACAACATTCCGCCTGAAGAATTTTTAGTATCAAAGAAAGCGTCATCTATTGAAGATGCTGATTTTGTAGCCCACCGCACAACTATGAAAGTAAGTGACCTTATACAAATGGGTTATGACCGAGACACAGTTGAAAAATATGCAGGATATACAGAGTTAGACTCTAGTTCCGAAGTTGCAAATCGTTTTGAAGATATTGAAAGTAGTGACACAACCGACTCTAGCGATATGTCAATGCGTGATGTGTTAGTTGTTGAATCTTATATTAAATCTGATTATGACGGAGATGGTGTTGCTGAGTTACGCAGAGTTGTAACATTAGGTAGCGGTTTTGAAGTAGTAGAAAACGAAACCTTTGACCATGTTCCTTTTGCCTGTTTATCACCAATATTAATGCCACACAGATTAGTGGGTAGAAGTATTGCTGAGCTTATTATGGACTTGCAGTTGATTAAATCAACAGTTATGCGTCAGTTGTTAGATAATATATATCTTACAAATAATGCTCGTGTAGCTGCCGTAGAAGGACAAGTTAATCTTGATGATTTATTAAACTCAAAAGCAGGCGGTATAATTCGTATGAGGCAACCTAACTCAGTTCAGGTGCTTCAGCCTCCTTTAGTTGGGCAAAACGCATTTAGCCTGCTTCAATATTTAGACGAGATAAAAGAACAGCGTACTGGTTTATCTAAAGCGTCTATGGGTCTTGATGCAGATGCACTACAAAGCACAACAGCTACTGCGGTTGCTGCACAAATGAGTGCTGCACAAGGTAAAATTGAGATGATTGCAAGAGTGTTTGCAGAGACAGGTGTTAAACAACTGTTTAGACTTGTGCTTACATTATGCCTACATCATGGCAAAAAAGAACAAATGATACGTCTTAACAACAAGTTTGTACCTATTGACCCTTCTAACTGGAAACATGAGTATGATTTAACAGTTAATGTAGGGTTAGGTTCTGGTCAAACTAACGAAAAAATGGCGTTCCTTGCACAAATGGCACAAAAACAAGAACAAATATTGCTTCAAATGGGTGCTGAGAACCCATTAGTAGATTTACAGCAATATAGAAATACTCTTGCCGAGCTTGCAAGTATGGCAGGATTCAAAGATGCAACAAGATTCTTTAAAAACCCAGAAGATACACCTCCGCAACCACAGCAACCTCCTCCCCCTAGTGAAGCTGAGATGAAGATGCAATTTGAACAACAAAAATTCCAAGCTGAATTAGAGTTGCAAAAGGCTAAACAAGCTGCTGAGTTAGAATTAAAACGTGAAGAACTACAAATGAAGATGCAAATACGTCAAGAAGAACTACGTTATGAAGCACAGTTAAGAGGATTTGAACAGCAATTAGGTGCTAACCCATCTACTAATTTACCGAGAGTCGATTAATGGATCAAGAAACATTAGATATATTAGCTGGATTAAACGCTGCACAACCAACAACACAGCAAGTAGATTATTCAGGGTTTATGCAAGATTTTCAACCTGTGCAAAATTACCCTAACTACTTTGTGCCACAACAAGGTTTATTACAAAACACACCTACATTAGACACATTGTCAGATTTAGATGTTATGCAACAAAGACCGCAACTTGTAACAAATATGCTTAACCAATACCCAACTCTTGAAAATGATTTTCAAAGAAGTTTTGCGGTTAATCCTGATACATTTAATATGGAAGTATATAAACCATTACCTTATGACGCTGACTATTGGAACTCCTTTGCTACTCAAGCAGGTGGTACAACTGGTGGTGATGACACATTAGCTACTGTAATTGGCGGTGGTTTATTGGCTAGTAAATTATTAGGCGGTGATGATGGTAGCGGTACAGATGGTAGTGGTACAGATGGTGGTAGCTCAACTATTACAGGCGGAAGTGGTAACGACACTATTGAAGGTGGTGCTGGTAATGATTTAATAACAGTATCAAGTGTCGTAGGTGGCACAGGTAATGATGTGATTGATAGTGGCTCAAGTAATGATTTAACAACAGTTTCAAGCGTTATTGGCGGAACTGGTAATGATACTCTTGAAATAGATAATAGCGGAAGTAATGTTGTTGAAGTATCAAATTTAACAAGTGATGTTAGTGGTAGTTCTAGTAATGATAGTATTAATAATAATGAAAATACAAATGTTACAGATTTAACATCAGCAACAGATATTTTAACAAATTTATATGATACAGGTCAAATTACTTTAGATGAATTAAATAATAGCACTACTGATTTAATAAATAAATCAAGTGTTATAGGGATTAATAATGCTTTAACATCAACATTAGATAATTTAGGAGTTAATACCTCAACCTCATTGTTAAATACTGCAGGAGAAGTTTTATTAACATCAGGCGGTACAGGTTTTGGTTATGTTCCAACTTTTGATAATATTACAGGTGCATATACAGGTGTAAAAACAGGTTTTACACCTAATTTAAATTCTCTTAATCCAGAATTAACATCAAGCGATATTGGGTTGCTTGGCACAATTAAAAATACTTATACAGATTTTATAAATAATCCAATTTCTGATAATATACCAATTACAGGTGAGCAAGTTCTTACAGGTGCTGGTACTTTACTTGCGTTAGACCAAGTTATAAAAGATGCAAAACCTAGTAATGTAACAGCAGCTATTGCAGGTGGAGCAAAATTAGCAGGTTACACAAGCCCAGTTACCGCACCTTTAATTGCAGGTTTAACTATTGCAGAGCAACTTGCTCCACCTGATAGTGGAAAAACTGGGTCAGGTGCGTTTGATTATAATACTTCAACAAATACTGAGTTTGGTATGGCAGGTGATAAGTTTAAACAAGGTCATGTTGATACAGCATCAACAATATCACAAGGCATTGGTACTGCTATTAATACTATTGCAGATGGTTATGGTTTAAATGTTGAAGGCGACCATTTAGTTGAAACAGGAAGAGAAAGACCATTAAGTTTAAGTTTTGGTGACCAAGAAAGTGAACAA